GCGAGTTGCGAGCTGAACCCGACGTACATGCAATCCGATGGTTGCGTCAGATCTCTAGATTTTCGAAGAAAATCTTTGAGGTCTGCGCCCAGGATCGCGTCGATTCTGCTGTTTCGAGGTGGATCGATCTAGATCGATCCCTCCCTTCGAAGCAGGAGATTGCTTCGGCAGTCGACCCGTACGTCCCTTTCGTCGCCCAAATTTTGTTTGGTGCGGCGATCGGATCGGCCATGACTTCCCCCCTGAAGGGAAAGCATGGTCCGGGTGTTGTCTCTGAGAAATTCGGTCCTAACTCTCGATGGGATTTTACTCTCATCTCTGAGCAGGCTGCCATGCTGGCGGGGGATGAATTCTTCCGCCCAACATGGTATTCCCTCGTGGCCACTCCTCCTTTGAGGGGAGTTGTGCCATCGCGGTTGGTTGCTGTTCCGAAGACTGCAGAGAAGCCTAGGCTTATCTGCATCGAACCGAGCTACAACCAGTTCCTTCAGCAAGCACTTATGGTGAACTTGAAGAAGGAGTTTGAGGACCGACGTCTCGTATGTGGTTTCACATACCAAGACTTCAACAGAGAAGGTGCCAGAGAGGGTTCGATTACTGGCCGTTTGGCCACTATCGACCTCTCTGACGCCTCCGATCGGGTTTCGATGGCCCTGGTAGAGCACATCTTTGGTTTTAACCAAAGCATTGTGCGATACCTGAGGCTTTCTCGTACCCCGTTCGTACAACTCCCTGATGGGAAACTTATGCTTCCGCGTAAGTTCGCATCGATGGGCTCAGCTCTTACATTTCCGGTGGAAGCCATGGTTTTCACCACGCTGGTTATCACCAGTATCTGTAGAGAGCTGAACGACTTCCGCCCCTCCACTATTCGTAGCTGGGGTAAGCGGGGTCGTGGGCTGAGCGTTTATGGGGATGATATTGTTATCCCCATTGAACACTCTCACGCTGCGATGAAATCACTTGAATCCGCTGGACTCAAAGTGAATGAATCAAAGAGCTTCCTAACTGGGAAGTTCCGAGAGTCATGTGGTCTTGACGCTTACGATGGATACGAGGTTTCCCCCGTATATCTTCGTCAGCGCGAACCACTTCGTCGCGACAATGTCACGGAACTGATTTCTTGGGTCAGCTTCCGGAATCAGCTGTTCAATTCTCTTCTGAAGGACGACCTTTATCGTTCTCTAGAATTCCTCGACTCACTTCTCAGTGGTCTTGGCGTCACATACGTCCCTTCGGGAACTGTGTGTGTCGGTCTTGAAACGGATGATTCCACACGTCCAGTTACCAGATGGAATCCTGGACTTCAACGACTTGAAGTTAAGTCGTTGAAGGCCGTCCACTCTTATGTGGATGATCCAGCTTCCGATCATGGTAAACTCTTC